AGGCGGCAGGTACTGGCGCTGAGGTTGGCCCTGGGTCTGGAACGCCCCGTATCGGACATGAGGTGCTCGCGGTTGTTAGCGCGGGTGCCGGAATCGCCGGGCTGACGCTCGCGATGGTTAGCAAGAACCAGCCCGTAACGGGCGACTCCATCCCGAAACGGGAGCTGCACATGGCCGGACGTGGTCCCCAACCGAAGAATCCGAGTCGACGGGCAGGTCACTCGAAGGATCCGCATTCGACGACGGTCCTCGAGATGGAACGGGCCGTGCAGCCGGAGTTGCCGTCGGTGATGCCGGATGGTGAACCGTGGCCGGAGTTGACCCGCGAGTGGTGGGCGATGTGGGGACGGTCCCCGTTGTCGAACGAGTTCGGCGAGTCGGATTGGAACGAACTGCGCGACACGGCGATCTTGCATGGCCGGCTGTGGCGGGGCGACCCTCGGGTGGCGCCGGAGCTCCGTCTGCGGGTCGCGAAGTTCGGGGCGACACCGGAGGACCGGGCACGCTTGCGGATCCAGTTCGCCCATGCCGACGAAGCCGACGCGAAACGCCCCGATGCGACACCGGGTGAGCGGCGTCCGTTGATGGCTTTGCCCGAAGTCGGCTAGTGCCCTGGGCGCCGTCGGTGCCGGGTGAACTCCCGACGCTCGGCCATTACGTCATCAAATGGATCGCGCAGACCCTGTCCGCACCGGACAAAGCGGACTACGAGCCGTTCGTTTTGTACCCGGAGCAGGAAGATTTCGTTCTCCGCTTCTACGAGCTCGACCCTGAGATGGGGAAACGGAAGTACCGGCGGGCGGTCATCAGCCGGGCTAGGGGTTGGGGGAAGTCGCCGTTCCTCGCCGCGATCGCGTGTGCCGAAGCCCTCGCGGATGTTGTACCTGACGGGTGGGACAGTGACGGGCAGCCGGTAGGGAAACCGTGGTGCACGGTCCGGACTCCGTTGGTGCAGATCGCGGCGGTGTCGGAGACGCAGACGAAGAACACTTGGTCGCCGCTGCTCGAGATGTTGCAGGGGCCTGCACTCGACCGGTACCCGGGCCTCGAGATTCTTGACACGTTCGTCAACCTGCCCCGCGGCCGCATCGAACCGATCACCTCGAGCGCCCGGACGGTGAAGGGGAACCGGCCCGTCTTCGCCGTGTTGGACCAGACCGAGGAATGGGTCCAGTCGAACGGCGGGCACCGCCTCGCCGAGACGATGCGGATCAACGCCGCGAAGATCGGCGGCACCACGATCGAGTCGCCGAACGCCTACACCCCCGGCGAGGAATCCGTCGCCGAGATGTCCCACCAATACTGGGGTGAGATCCGCGAAGGCACCGCTACCGACGACGGCCTCTACTACGACCACCGCGAAGCCCCCGCCAGCACGGACATCTACGACCACGAATCCCGCCACGCCGGCCTCGTCTACGCGTACGGCGACTCCGCGGACGTGAATGGCGGTCACGCCCCGATCGACGTCCTCGAACGCACCCTGCAGGACCGGAACATCCCGACCCAGAAGTTGCGGGCCGACCTGTTCAACCAGATCACCCACAGCTCCGATGCGTGGATCTCCCAGGTCGAATGGGCTGCCCGCTATGTGGACAGGGTCGTTGAGGACCGCTGCCCGATCTGCATCGGGTTCGACGGTTCCGCCGGCAGGACGAAAGGCACCGCCGACGCGACTGCCCTCATCGCGGTCACGATGGACAACCACTACTTCGAGCTCGGTGTGTGGGAACAACCCGCCGGGCCGGCGGGCCGAACATGGACAGCTCCCGGGACCGAGATCGAAGCCGCCGTGCGGATGGCGTTCTCGACGTATCAGGTTGTCGGGTTCTTCGCCGACCCGGCCCTGTGGGAAGACCACGTCGCCCGCTGGGAAGCCGAATACCACGCCAAGCTCACCGCGTACGCGACCAGGGAACATCCGATCCGGTTCAACACGAACCGGCTCACGTTGGTCGTCTCGGCGCTCGAGCAGTTCCGGTCCGAGATCGTCAACGGTGAGATGACCCACTCCGGTGAGTCGGCGATGACGCGCCACTTCTTGAATGCCCGTCTCCGTAAGTTGGGGACCGCCGGGTACGGGATCAAGAAGGAGCACGCCACCTCGGACCGCAAGATCGACGCCGCCTACGCGGCGCTGTTGGCGGGTCTCGCCCGCCGCGACGCGGTCGCGAAGGGCTGGGGTCAGACGCACACCACCCACGCCCCGTATCTCATCCAGTAGCCCGGGAGGGTCACGTTGATCGACTCTCAACAACCCGGGACCCCCGGATGGCGACTCGACCGGCTCGTCAAGAAACTGGCCGAGCTCCGCCCCGAATACCAGCGGCTCGACGACTACTACACCGGTGTCGCCGCGTGCCCGCAGTTGGCGACCGCCCGGGCGCGTGAAGCATTCCGCAGGCTCATGTCGATCAGTCGCACGAACTACGCGGAGCTGGTCGTCGAAGCGGTACGGGAACGGTTGAAGCCGGTCGGGTTCCGTACCGGCGCCGACGGTGACGAGAACGGCGACAGCGAAGCGTGGCGGATCTGGCAGGCCAACCAACTGGACGCGGACGCGGCGATCGTCCACCGGTGGGCGTTGACGATGCGCGACGCCTACTGCATCGTCGGACCCGTCGACCCCGAAATCGGCGCGCCGCTCATCTCGATCGAAGACCCCCGGTACATGACCGTCGAATACGACCCGGCCCGCCGCAGGAAGGTCACCGCCGCCGTCAAGCTGGTCTGCAATCCGGACCTCGGCCTCGATGTCGCCTATCTCTACCTGTTGCAGAACGGTCGGGCGTGGGTTCTACGAGCGGCGCGATCGGCGGGGACGCACGAGTTCGCTTCGATCGACGGGATGGAATGGGTCGACGAACAGCGACTCCCCTTCGACACGATCCCTGTTGTCGGGTTCCACAATCAGATGTCTGACCGTTCGTGGGGCGAGTTCGAGAAGCACATCGCCACGTTGGATCGCATCAACTATGGGATCTTGAACCGGCTCGAGATCGCGACGCTCCAGGCGTTCAAGCAACGGGCGTTGAAGGGCGGACCGACCCACGATCCGGTGACGGGTGAAGAGGTCGACTACGCGGACATTTTCGCGGCGGGTGCCGGGGCGATCTGGAAACTTCCCGACGGGGCGGACATGTGGGAGTCAGGTCAGGTCGACCTCGGCCCGTTGCAGAAATCGATTCGTGACGATGTCCAAGACCTCGCCGCCTCAACACGGACGCCGCTCTTCTACCTGACCCCCGACGCGGCGAACGGCTCCGCGGAAGGCGCTTCGCTCGCCCGCGAGGGTCTGGTGTTCAAGGCCGAGGACCGGCAGACCGAGTTCGGCGAATCATGGGAACAGGTCGAATCGTTGGCGTTTCTGTACCAGGGCGACCAGCAGCGCGCTTCGCGTGGTGACATGGAAGTGATCTGGGCGCCGGTCGAACGGTTCTCGCTGGCCGAGAAGTACGACGCCGCGAGCAAGGCGGGTCCGGCTGGGGTGCCGTGGCGGACGACGATGGAACAAGTCCTCGGCTACAGCCCGCAGCAGGTTGACCGGATGGAAGCTGAACGCACCGCCGACGCGCTTCTCTCACCCGAAACCGCGCCGGCAGTTACCGGGTTCCCGCCGGGCTCGAGCACCACCACCGTCCCGGTCCCGGTCGGTGGATGAACTCACCCGCAGATTCCAACGTCGAGTCGCGCTGATCGGTGACCGTGCCGCGCTCCTCACCGGTGGCCACTGGAAACAGCTTCCCGGCTACGACGAGGCGGACATCCCCACGTTCGCGAGAACCGCGGGACCGACCCTCGCAGGAGCGAAAGCCGCGGCGGTAGCAACCGGCGTCGGTTACTACGCCACCCGAGCGAAGATCCGCCCACCATCAGTGAATCCTCGGAAGGTGAAGATCGACGTGTTCCACCGGGAACCGTTCATCGCCTACTGGAACGCCCTGTCTTCCGGTGTGCCACGCGACACCGCGGTCGAATCCGGTATCGCCCGCGCCGGCGCGATGGCCCGCAACCTCGCGATCTCCGCCTCACGCCTCGCTGCGCCGCTCGCCCTCGCCCGCCGGCCGCCCGAGTTCTGGATCCGTGTCCCCGACGGCGGCGCCTGTGACTGGTGCCTCGAAGTCGCCGACGCCGAATACCGCACCGCCGACGCCGCAGACATCGGCCATGACCGGTGCGGCTGCAGCATCGACCCCGCCTACTAGATCCCTGACCCGATACGGGTCGTCCGAACATCCCGATACGGGAGGAACCCCGAATGCCGGAAGCTGCCGATACGGCAACCAGCGAAACCGATGCGCCGACCAACACCGAACCTGAGACCGATACGGTCGACTGGAAGGCCGAAGCCGAGAAGTTCAAGGCGCTCCACAAAAAGCAAGAGGAACGCGCGAAGGCCAACGCGACAGCCGCCAAAGAGCTCGAGGCTCTCCGGCAATCCGCGATGTCCGAGACGGAGAAGGCAGTCGCGGAAGCCCGCGAAGCCGGCATCCGCGAAGGTCGCACCGCAGGACTCGAACGCATCGTCGCCGCAGAAGTGCGCGCGGCCGCGGCGGGACGCGGTGTCGACATCGACGCGCTCCTCGAAGGCGTGAACGTCGCAAGGTTCGTCACCGAAGACGGTGAACCGGACACCGACGCGATCGGCTCATGGGTGGAACGGATCGCACCAGCAACAACCGAGGACCCGCGGCAGTCGCCACTGTCGCAGATCGACCTCGGCCAGGGGAGTCAACCGGCGAAGACCGACCCCGGTCTCGACGCCTTCACGCGCTCACTCGTCGACAAGGTCGGCGGGCCGATGCCCTCCCGATAGGACCCCAACATGGCAACGACCATCGCGGCAGCGACCAAGCTGTCCGACTTCAATGCGGGATTCCTCCCGCCCACCCTGACCGACTACATCTTCGAGCGTGCCGCTCAACAGTCGGTCCTCATGCAGCTAGCGCCGCGCGTCCCGCTCGGCCTCAACGGCTCCGCGATCCCCGTCGTCACCTCCCGGCCCCAGGCCGGATGGGTGTCGGAAGCCGCGGCGAAGCCGAAGACCAAGGGCGGCGTCGACCTCAAGTCGATCACGTCGGTGAAGCTCGCGGCGATCATGGTCGACTCGGTCGAGGTCATCCGCCTCAACCCGGGCGGCTACGTCACCCGGATGCGTGACCTGATGGCCGAAGCGTTCGCCATCGCGTTCGACCGTGCCGGTTTCCACGACGAGGGTCCCGACGGCACCGCCGGCGGTGGTCCGTTCGCCACCAACCTCGACGGCGCCACGAAGGTGTCCGAGATCGGCGCCGCGAACGCCGCTGCT